GTAAATCTGAACCATCTTCAATAAATGCAAATTTTCCTGCGTTATAGGCAACACCAACAACTGCATAATTATCCTCAGATTCGGTTACACTGATAACTCTCCATGTCGTAGTCTGTAAAGTTGTATTCTGTAAAATCCAGATACTATTTGCATTCGGAGCAGATGAAAAAGCAGATGAAACAGTTATTACCGCACCACTAATACCACTGACATCTCTAGTTTCGACTGAACCATCAGACAAAATAACGCTGAGTGTAGGACTATTAGTCGCATCCAAATCTGTATCTGCCGTATCATCTACAGTTATTGCTGTAGTTGTTGCTGATTTAATTCTTCCTCCTCGTCTTGCCCCTGCTCTTACTGGATCGCTTACTTCTATAACTTGCCCTGGCCTAACAATAACTCCTTCCGCTAAACCAGTTGTAAAACTAATTGTTTCAGTAGAATTTTGCTCCTCAAATAACATAAATCTGCCTAGTCTTGCTGCCTGGCCTCTTGAAGTACAGGCAAAACCAGTTACTTTTTTATGCAAAGCTCCATATTTAGTTTTGGCTGTTGTATCTTCTACAGTTTCAAAATCTAACTCCTGATTTTCCATGTCAAAATATGACACAGAAATCATTGTGGATCGTGTTTTTAAACTTGTTCCAGAGTAAGTAAAACCTTGTTCTGTTACGTTAGATAGATTAAATAAATAACTAGGATCTGTAGGTCTATCTTGAGAAAGTGTAAGTGATCCTGCGTTCCAAAAAGTTATGGCTCTCATTACTGAAGTCAACGCATTTATAACTTCATAAGCATCTTGTCTTGTTTGCAGAATAGTATTGCAACTAAATCTAGGTTCTTGTCCACCTAATCCATCATCCACTAATGTAGAGCAATAGACAGAGGCACTATAAAAGGCAAACTTATCTAATTGGTTTTCTGCTATATGATCTCCTAACCCATATCTAGTATTTGTTAAAAGATCAAATAAAATCCAAGCTGGATCTGAACACCAGACCTTAGTTGTAGTAAGCGTTCCATTAAAAGTTCCTGAGTAAGTTATTCTTCCTGTTGTTGCATCTACAGTTCCATTGTGAGGTATTTTTATCTTTACCCCACGAACTTTATACATCCGCCCTGGAACAGATGAAAATTGTTCAGAGTCAAACCTTAATGCTACATGAGCTATATCAGGATAAGGTCTTTGTTCATCAACAATCTGAGTAAATGATGCGAAGATAAATTCATCTCTTAATTTAGTAGGATCTTCAGCGTCATCCGTTACTCTTTCGACAGTTATTGTTACAGGAAAGGTACTAGGAGTTCCAGTATTGGCATCAAGTAAATTAATTCTATAATCTCTGGCATAAGCTGATGAACTTCTTCCTGTTATCGTGTCATCTATCGGAGTACTTGTCGTTCCATCGCCTTGAAGAATATTTATTTTTAACCTTACTGATGCACCATTTACATCTCCATTTGTTTCAAACTTCTGTAAAGAATTAAATTTAACAGTAACCCTTACAGCATCTACATTTGAATTGGTTATCTGTCTTGATACTGGTGTTCCTTTTTCTACTTTTACTCCAACATTTGTTTCTGTCTCAATATCTGAAATTCCAGAAATAAAAGTTTGATTGCTAGTTCCAAATCGAGGTTCAAATCCTACATTTTGAAAGTTAAAATCTGTATCTTGAAGATCAGTTACATCAGCATTAGCTCTTAATACTGGAGTTTTTCCTAAATAAACATCTTTTAATGCTGCGTTATTATAATTAGTTGTTCCTTTTGTAAATCCTGCTGCTGATGGGAAACCTTCTATTTCACCTTCGCTAAGAACATCGACAATAGTAGCAAATTGTTTACTACTTAATACGTCTTTAGGTAACGTAGAATCTACTAAAGTTGGTATAATTTCTGAAAATCCAGAAGCACTAAAAAACATTACGCTGTACCTTCTATCTGTACTGTATCAATTCCTGCCGATACTACTAGCGATCCAGCGAATATTTCTCCGTAAATTATAGGCAAAGCTGTTCCTGCTCTTGACGTATTTTGTACCCCACTGAATGAAAAGTTTTGAGATTGTGGATCGTCTGATACTCCAGGGGGTTTGGGAACAGGAGTAAGCATCTCTGCTGCTCCTGATAATGCTAAGTAGATACCAAAGTTTCCTGCTGCTGCTGCTAAACTAGCACCTAATCCTGCTCCTCCCGCAGCAAATCCTAATGTACCACCCCCAAAAAAACCTGATCCAGCAGCAAATGTACCAAAACCACCAGTAAGTCCTACTGCTCCTACAATTGCAACTCCTGTTAAGATTTTACCAGCACCTTTAAAAATATCTTTAATTGCACCTACGGCTACAGGAACAATTTTTATTTCTTGCTGACCCAAGGGATCTAGTAAATCATCTTCACTAATATCAGTTTTTCCTACTTTCACTTGATAAGTTTGCTCCATCATATGACGTTCCAAATGAGGAAAGTTTGCTAACAAAAATTTAAACGAATCAATAGGTGTATTAATTTCAGCTTCAAAAGTACGTTGCCCTAAAAAACGAGCTAATCTTCCATAAACTTTTATTTTATTGAGCATAGCGATACCTCTTCTTTGTACATTCTATATACTTTTGGTCATAAGTTTCTCTACAGCTAAGTCTTTTCTGACAGTGATGCAAAATAGTCTGATCTCCTAAATATAAAGCTACATGACTTAATGTGTTTTTATATGTATTCAAAAGCAAAACATCTCCAACTTCTGTTTCAACATTATCATCTATTTCCGTAAAACCTAATTTAGGTAAAGCATATTCAAATAAAGGATTCTCTGCAAAATCTTCTGGACTTTTTGGCCGTTTCCAATGTTTAATCTCTATATTTTTCTTTTCTTTATACCAATCAGTAATTAAACTCCAACAATCTTGTATGTCCCATACCCATTCTCTTCCTATCAGTCCTTTTTTATAACCAGAAGGTTCAAAATAATTCCATTGTTCTGGTTCTGGAGTAACTATATAAAAAGGCAAATCTAAATATTCGCAACTTGCAAGATCAGCTTGACTAGGAATAGGAGGGTGATTTGGGTGACTATGAAAAACCGCAACTACTTCTCCAGCATCTTCAGCTTTTACCCAATCATCAGGATCTATAATAAATTGATCTTCTAAGTCTTCAGCAAGATTTTTACAGGGAAAGTATTTTTCTTTTCCCTTATAAATAGCGACTAAACCACAAGCCTCATGCGGTGAATCTTCTTTTGCGTGTTCAAGTGCAGTATTTTTCCAAGTCATCCTACAAACGTACCAATGCCAGGAAATATTGCTCTAGTTGCTATCCTCTTCGGTAGTTTTACGTTAACTAAATCAAGTGCAGAGATAGCTTCCCATTGAACAACATTTCTATTTTCAGTTATTTTTCTATCTAAAAAGTAAATCTCTTGAGGAAACTCTGCTGTTGGATCGGGGGTTCCATAAGGATTTGTAAAAGTCGTAGAAGAAGAAGTTACTTGTTGTTGGAGCGTATTTGGATCATTCATTACAATTGTAAAACCCATAGCGTTACCATGGGTGCTGCAATAATATCTTAAATCGTTTGGAGCACTTGGGTAAGCTGGTTGATACGTAACTGTTGCTCCTGCTTGACCAGGAGTTCCGCTAACAGTTGTAGTCTGTTCTCCTCCAGCATCAGATTTTATTCTCAGTGGATGATTTAAATTTGAAGAATGTGATTGATCAAATATGTATGTAGATCCACGCTTCATCGTAAGAACAGGATTACTAGAACCATTAATTGCAAATCTAAGAGTTCCGCCTAAATCTATCACTGTTACTGTATAAGTTACAGTTTCAACATCAGCAGGATTAATTACAGTTTGAGTCGAGGTAGTTGTAGTTGTAGTTCCAGGGCCAAAATTAACAGCATCCAAAAATTTAGCTAATGTTCTAATTCTTACCAACTTTGTTCCATTTAAATCATTACCAACAGTTGTTTGGTTAGCAGCTTGCATAAGTGCAGTAATCGTTCCAAAAATATTACTCACTGAAATTGTAGGTCTAGGTAAAGTACCTGTAGAACCAAAATCGAATCCTTCACATTGAATCGGAAACTTTTCATAACTATTACCAGCCCATACAATATTTCCATTAAGGTTCATATTTGAACCGTTATGAAAACGATGAACAGTGGAAGAACCATGTAATGTTGAATCTAACGTCAACGTAAACAATTCAATAATTGCTCCAGGATTTATTGATTGTAAGTCTGAAACTGGTACTGCCATTAGGGTTCAAATACTTGTTCAAAACTTGCTGTGATTCTATTACGCTCAAAATCAAACATTTCTCTGTTAAAACTTCTGCATATCCACTGATAGCTTGCGGTTTCGTCAGGTGGTGACCAAGTAAATGATGCACCATCTTTTCCTCTTGCTTCTAAAAATGTTTCAATTTCATCTGCATCTTCATCATCTACATTAAACGTAAGACTCCAAACTTTTGGATCTTGATTTAATCCAAATGTTGTACGCTGCTGATATCCGTCACCAAACTGAGTAATTCTTAACTTCGGCTGACTACGTTTTGTAGCAGAATATGATGGATTGTAACTAGGAAAAGTAGCCATTAACGAATACTAGAAAGAAGTCCTCCAGGTCTTTGTTGCTTGACAAGTTCACTTTGAACTGCGATAGATATAAGTCCACCAAGTTCTTTCGCTCCAGCATCATCACCTTGAACATCTGAACCTGATGCGTCTACATTAACAACAACACTTGTATTATTACCACCTCCTAGTTTATTGTTTGGCACAACTGTTCCAGAAGATTTTGGTACGAATAACTCTGGCCCTTTCTCTCCAACTATAAATGATTTTCCTCCTGCTGCTCTACCTCCATTAGCTAACAGCCCTCCAGTTAAGAAACCTAATATACCTCCTCCTTTTTTGCCTCCTGCACCAAGGGCATCTCCAAATAATGCTTGGTTTAGTGCTAAATCCAAGAATTTATTAGCCACATTGTTTAGCATATCGCTAAGAGTAGAAGTTCCTTTTATTAAACCAGCGATTCCATTTTTTATATCATTACCAATAGTTACAGACATTTGAGCAAAGACATTTTCTAATTTTTTTGCTGTATCAACTTGTTTACTTAGAGTTTTTTCTTGTCTAATTAACTTCTCTATCTTTTCTTCATTAATAAGGTTTTCATCAATACCTAAATCTTTTATTTTTTGTACTATTTCAGAAACACGCTGTTGTATTTCAAATTCTTCAAAAGTACCATTTTTTTTAGCTTTCAGTGCTTCTACATTTTTTTTAGTTGAATTTAATATTAAATCAGTTATATTGTTAGCTTTTTCTAGGGCAATATTATCATCAACTTGTATTTTTAAAGATTGCTTTCTTTTTTCTAGGCTTTTTGTAATACTATTTAATTGTTGTTCAGCTACTCGTACATTTTCGTCTAAATTTGAACTCTTTGTTGCTTTATCTACTTCTGTGGCTAAGTCAGGCATTTGACTAGGGAATAAAGTAGAACCTCCTTTCAAAAAGCTAGGTGCGTTTGGAATACCAATATTTGCATCTCTAACAGCTATCTCCTGTTTTAGTTTGTCTAAATCGGCTTTTATTTTTAATAATTCAGCATTTAAGGCTATTGAGACTGGATCTTCGCTTACCGCTTCACTTAATCCTTTCTTTTCTTCTGCTGTTCCTTTTTCTCCAAAAAGACTTGGAAACTTATCTACTATTGCGTTAAATATTTTTGCAAATCTTTCCTGTAATTTAAGTCCAAATTCAGCAGCATTACTTCTTATTGCTGCAAAGTTTTCTCCAAATTCTTTAACAGTTCTAACACCTTCATCTCCTATTACTAATGCCATATTTTGAGTTGCTGCTGCTAATGCAGCTTGTTTACCCTCTACTTGTTCAAGTAATCGTATTCTTGCTGCTTCTGCCGTTCCTGCTAATCCTGCTGCTTGTGTAAGTTTATTAAGGTCTGCTGTTAAAGGATTAAGTGCTTGTCCAAGCTCTCCTACAGCAGTAATAGTAGTTTGTATCTGTTGAAGAGCAGCAGTAGCAACAAGACCTCCTGCAAAACCCCCCATCTGACCGCCTACAGCAGCACCAATTCCACCACCCAAACCACCAGCAAGAGCACCTAATGGGCCTTGTCCAAATAATAATGGAAATGCACCACTAATTAATGCACTTTGAACAGCACCACCTCCTCTTGCAACAGAACCTCCACCAGTTCTTCCTGTTTGAGTAGCAATATTTCTCCTATTTGCACTTGTTTGGTTATTTCTTGCCTTTAATATTTCTTGATCTGCTTTTAAAATCTGATTTTTAAGAGATAATTCTTCTTTTAAAAGTTTTAAAGCACTGCTAGTTCCTGTAACTCTTTGTTTATTAATAGCTTTTATCTTTTTATCTAAATTATTTACAGCAGTACTAACTTTATTTATTTCTCGTAAGCCTACGACTTTTATTCTCAGCGTTTCTGTAGCCACTTACAAAAAACCAATAATATCTTTCATTCTATAATACTCTAAAAAATTATCTAGTTCTACGAACTTTTTGAAATTCCTTTTCTTGCTCTTCATTTACTATTGAAAAATATGCACTCCAACCTATAAGTTCGTCTAAAGTCATATTCCTTACTTCTACAAGACTTTTACCTAATTCTTTTGCCACACCAAATTGCAACATCATAAGATTATCTCTTTTCAGTTGGGCAGCTAGTTCTTTGGGTCGGGTATTTCCTCTTCTGAATTAATAACAGCAAGCATTAAGTTCTGTAAATCACTATCTTTCACTTCATTCTTTAATACATCAATCTCTCCTGCATTAAATAATTTTCTGCCATTTTCATCCTGTGCTTTAGCAATAAGTAGTTGCAAAGCAAAAGCATTTGCATCATCACTTCTAGCTTGTCTTTGTGCTCTTTCTCTTTCTGCCATTGTTAATGGTGTTACATACATTTCAAAAGTAGAACCATCAGATAATTCAACTTCCTTTTTTACAGGTTCAAGATTTGCAGCTTTTCTTAAACGATCCAGTGCTGATAGGTTGCTTGCCATAAAATAAAATTAATATATTGATATTCTAATGCAAAACATGAAAAAACCCCAGATAAACTGAGGTTCGTTAACTTATGCTAATCAAACTAAGCAGTCTTAGATAGGTCGAATGTAGGAGCAGCACTAGGTCTGAAGGCTATCTCTACAACTTGTCCGTCATCTGGGTTTACGTTGAAACTTGCAGAAGTAAGAATAATATCTGCCAAGATTGATCTACTTGCACTTTGATCTACGTTAGCACCACTCATCTGACGATCAATATACAATCTTACCTTTGCACCAGCCTGTTGACGTTGAATGACATCTTCAACCATTCTACTGGATAGAAGTGTGTCATCATCTGTTGAGTAAACACTAGCAGAACCACTACCATCAGCGAAACCTGAGATAAAGGTTCTAAATGGTGCAGTTTGAGTAACAGTCTGACCAATACTTGTTACGTCAATTTCTGCTCTGGTTATCTCAAAACTCCATTCTCTTACAGATCCAACAACTAATGG